GTGTAAGTATTGACTGACTTGTACTTGTCCGTACTGTCTTTGTCTTGAATACTTTGACGATCTAACGCTGTCTTCATGTGAACTACTGGCGATTGATTTGCCTTTGTTCGTATATTCACATTGTAGTGAGACAGTACATTCAAGATTGGGGTATAGAAGCGTTCACCCCAGTATGTCCTTTTACCTACAGGGTCATACTCTACTGGGAGGATCTGCCCTGTCTTGATGTCATACTCTTCACTTGTTTCAGCTTTGAGTTGGTAGTCACCACAAAGCTCTCTGAACTGTTGATATACGAGCCAAGTGATCACATTGTCAGTAGGTCGTTTTTCAGTGAAACCTAGTATTGTTTCTATTGTATCATTTATTTGTTTAGTTGTATATTCCATTTGGAAGTCCTTTCATTTAGAAATATATTTATATTGTAGACAGATGTAGTAGGGCTGTTGTTAGCAGGGTTGTTTTAGATCTGAAGTTCATTCTCCAACTCTTAGAGTAACCAACTCTGATGATTCTTACTGCTTTAGAAGTAACCAACTTCTACGATTATTTCTACTACATCTATCTGATGAAGAAGTCTGAATACATTTTATCCAAACTATGGTAATCCAAGGATTAATAAACCCTATGGGTCAACCAAAATCGCATGCGACAAACGGTCTGCACCTTTTATCAGGTGCGAACGGCTTGTTGCTTCTATTTTGGTTGAGGTCGCCCACTTGCCTGCGACCCTTGCCTATAGGGTTTATTGAGCCATAACCCACAATGACCCCCATCAATCCACGCAGGAAGACCACTTCAAGTGGGCTTACAAGTACTGCGGATTGTTGGGCGTGTCGCAGTGGGTATAATCGCTAGGGAGTTTGATGATGATGATATGAATTATAAAAGCTTTCAAGCTTTTATCAAGTATTCGCATCATGCGAATGAATTTGTGTTATTATGGTATTGACATGGTGTTTTGGATTAGCTTAGAGTGGACGCATGACAGTACCAGTTAAGAGCAATTTAACCCAGAAGCAAACAGCATTGGTGGATACGTTAGTAGCAAAAGGCTGTAGCATAAAACAAGCATCAGAAGAAGCAGGATATGCTAAAGGTGAATCAGGTAGAGTGTCAGCTATGAAGGCTTTAAAGCAACCACATGTGCAACAGTATATGATGAGCCAAGTGAGTAATGCGATTGGAATTAATGCTACAATAGCAACAGCAAAGATAATGAAGCTAGCAAATGGAGCTAAGAGTGAGTATGTACAGCTAGAAGCTAGCAAAGATATACTAGATAGAGCAGGGTATAAGGCTACAGAAAAGCACATGCATTTACACGCAGGTGATATAAAAGTGAATATAGATCTAACTTAGCATAGGGCTACCCAAAACATTAACCCATGCAATATGTAAGTAGTCCCATTCAAACATTTTTAGCTAAAAAGGTACAACAACAAAATGAAACTAACACCAGAAGAAAGAAGAATACTTAGGATAGTTGTTAAGAAAGTGCATTTAAAGCATCACCCAGAACAATTTTGTACTGATTATGAAGCTGATAAAATGATAGCTACAATTGCTGATAGCACTAAAGAAAAGCTATTAAAGGTAGGTAAAGATCGTAATGTTGATGCTTTATGACTGATTTTAAGTACAAACCTGATGGCAAGGTGCTTAAAGAGTTTATGAAAGACTCTACATTTTTTAGAGGTATTCGTGGCCCTGTTGGTTCTGGTAAATCTGTTGCTTGTTGTGTTGAACTGTTTAGAAGGGCATTACAACAGGAAAAGAATAAAGATGGAAAACGCAAAACAAGATGGGCTGTTGTTCGTAACACCAATCCACAACTAAGAACAACAACAATTAAGACTTGGTTAGATTGGTTTCCTGAGAGTGTGTGGGGAAAGTTTCATTGGTCTGTTCCCTATACACACCACATTCAGCAGGGTGATTTAGATATTGAGGTTATTTTCTTAGCCTTAGACAGGCCAGAAGATGTAAAAAAATTATTATCTCTTGAGGTTACTGGTGTTTGGGTAAATGAAGCAAGAGAAATACCAAAAAGTATTATTGATGCTTGTACTATGAGGTGTGGGAGGTTTCCTTCTATGCGTGATGGTGGTGCTACTTGGTCTGGTGTTATTTGTGATACCAACGCACCAGAAGAAGATCACTGGTGGGCCATTATGTCTGGAGAAGTTCCTGTTCCTGATCACATTCCTATGGAACAGGCAAAGATGTTAATCAAACCTGACAATTGGAAGTTCTATGTACAACCTCCTGCTATGATAGAAACCCTTGATGATAAGGGTGAAGTAGATGATTACAAGGATAATAAAAAAGCAGAAAACACAAAAAACATGCTTGATAGTTATTATTCTAATCTTATTCGTGGCAAAACCAAATCTTGGATAGATGTTTATGTAATGAATAAATTAGGTACAATACAGGAAGGAAAACCTGTATATCCACAGTTTGTAACAGAAACACATGTATCAGAAGAAGAAATACCTATTGCTATTGGTGTGCCTTTGTATATTGGTATAGACTTTGGACTTACACCTGCGGCTGTATTTGGTCAGAAAGTAAGAGGGCGATGGTTAATACAAGCTGAAATTGTTGCAATTGATATGGGTATTGTGCGATTTGCAGAATTGTTGAGACAAGAAATAGCTACTCGTTTTCATAACCTTGAAATTAATATTTATGGTGATCCAGCAGGTGACTTTAGAGCGCAAACAGATGAATCTACACCATTTCAGATACTAAGAGGAGCAGGATTAACTGCGTATCCTGCACCAAGTAATAGTGTTGATTTAAGATTAGAGTCTGTTTCTTCACAACTTACCAAAATGGCTGATGGCAAACCTGCTTTTATGATAGATAGAAGGTGTCAAAGTTTAATAAAAGGATTTCAAGGTGGCTATGCATACAGACGTATGCAGGTATCAGGAGAAAGATATGCTGACAAACCAGAAAAAAATATGTTTTCTCATATTCATGATGCTTTACAGTATTTAATGTTAGGTGCAGGAGAGGGTAGACAATTAATTTCTGGACAAGTACCCCTAAAATCGTTTAATGCTAGAGGTAGCTTTGATATTTTTCGTAATAGACAAGTAAAAAAACCCAGACGAGAAGGGTTGTGGGCTAGAATGTAAAGGAGATATCTATGTGCTTAGGTGGTAGAAGAAGAGAACCAGAGCCAAAACCAGATCCAGAAGTAGAAATTGAGCAAGAGTCTCAAGAGGAAATTGCAAAACAGGAAACAAAAAAAGCCAAACAGGATGCGTTACAAAAAATAATTAGTAAACGCAGGGGTGGCACTGGAAGAAGGTCGTTAATTACTGGTACTGGTGGTGGTATTGGTTACTTCAATAAATATTTTGGGGGAATAGAGTAAGTTATGGACGATTTAATAGCACAAAAATATCTTGAAAAGTATGATAGAGCAAAAGCACATAGACAACATTTTGAAGATTTGTTTGAAGAGTGCTATGAATATGCGTTGCCGCAAAGAGAATCTTTTTATACTGAATCAGTAGGAGAAAGAAGAGATGATAAGATATTTGATGAGACTGCTGTTGTTGGTGTACAGGAATTTGCATCCAGATTACAGTCTGGATTAGTTCCTAACTTTGCAAGATGGGCAGATTTTACAGCAGGAAGCGAAGTCCCAAAAGAGGAGAGGGATGGTGTTAATAACGACCTTGATGAAGTTACTGAATATGTATTTGAAGTTATTCAGAACTCTAATTTTGGACAAGAGGTTCACGAAAGTTTTATGGATTTGGCTGTGGGTACAGGAGTACTTCATGTACAAGAAGGTGATGCTGTTAATCCTGTTGTTTTCTCTGCTATTCCTTTACCTCATGTGGTTTTAGATACAGGGCCAGATGACAAAATAGATCATGTCTATAGAGAAAGAAAAGTAAGATTTGAAGATTTGCCAATTTTATATCCCAATGGTACATTTACAGAAGAACTATTAAGATATACAGAATCATCACCAGATACTAAAACAAAAATACTAGAAGTTATTGCGAGAGATTATTCGCAAGTAAATGAAGATGTGTTTCTTTTACATGTTATAGACACAACTACAAAAACATGCATACGCAAAGATTCATTTAAAGGTTTAGGATCTAATCCTTTTATATGTTTTCGTTGGTCTAAATGTGCAGGTGAGGTTTATGGAAGAGGGCCATTAATTAATGCATTAAGTGCAATTAAAACTACTAACCTTACTATAGAACTTATACTTGAAAATGCACAGATGGCTATATCAGGCATATACCAGATGGATGATGACGGCATTGTAAACCCAGATACTATATCTCTAGTTCCTGGAACTGTTATACCTAAAGCACCTAACTCTGGAGGTTTACAACCCATAAGAGCCGCAGGTTCTTTTGATGTTGCTAACTTAATTCTTTCAGATATGAGATTAAATATTAAAAGAGCTTTATATAATGACATGCTTGGAAATCCAGATCGTACCCCTGCTACTGCAACAGAAATAGCAGAACGTATGGCTGACCTTTCAAGACGTATTGGTTCTGCTTTTGGAAGATTACAAGCGGAATTAGTACAACCAGTATTACAAAGAGTTGTGTATATACTGAAAAAACAAGGACGCATTGAATTGCCTACTGTAAATGGAAGGCAAGTTAAAATACGTTCTGTTTCTCCACTCTCACAGGCACAGGCAAATCAAGATATTTCATCAATGGCTAGATTCCTGCAAACTGTAGGGGGTACATTTGGCCCAGAAATGTTGAATATCTTAATTAATTCTGAAGAATCTGCCGCATATCTTGCTAAGAAATTTGGTGTTCCAGATAATCTTGTAAGAGATAAAATAGAACGAGATCAGATGATTCAGCAAATTCAACAGATGCAACAGATGCAACAGCAAATGGCTCAAATGCAAGGAGAACAACAGATTGCCGCAGAATAAACAAACTAATTTAGGTATTGATGGATTTCCCAGACCAATTGAATTAGAAAAACAAATAAATGCTAACATTCATACTTTGTTTACAAGCCCTACAGGAAATGCAGTTTTAACATATCTTAAAAGTATAACAACACAATCTATACATGGTTCTGCTGTTACTAATGATGTATTACGACATGTAGAAGGACAAAGATATATTGTTGGATTAATTGAAAACAGAATGATAAAACATGAAAGGAATAAAAATGGCTGAAGAAACAACACAAGAGACTGTAGAAGAGAATGTTTCACGTGAAACATCTGAGCCTATACGACCAGAATGGTTGCCAGAAAAATTTAAAACAGGAGAAGAACTTGTTAAATCTTATGAAAATCTTGAAACAAAACTTGGTCAAAAGGATAAAGAAATTCGTGAGCAAGTTTTGGCAGAAGCGGAAGCCAAGCGTTACGAAAACCGTCCAGAAAAAAGCGGCGACTACAAGCTCCCCAAAGAAATTGACGAAGCGCAAGCGGTAGATAATAATCTTTTGCAATGGTGGGCAGGGCAAGCATTTGATAATGGATATAGCCAAGAACAATTTGAAGAAGGTATAAAAATTTATGTTGATGCTATTGAGTCTTTATTTCCCACAGAAGAAGAAGAGCAAAAAAAATTAGGAGATAACCATAAAGAAAGAATAGATGCTGTTGGGTTGTTTTCTAAGAAATACTTTCCAGAAGAATTGCATAATTCTGTTGCTAATCTTGGAACATCAGCAGATGGAATTAAAGTTTTAGAATATGTAATGAATCAGCAAAAAGAAAATTCATTACCAGTAGAAGGAAGTCAGGTAGCAGGAACAGTAAGTTTAGAAGAGTTGCAAGCAAAAATGAAAGACCCAAGATATTGGAATCCATCTAAACAAGACCCTGCGTTTATTAAAGAAATTGATGATGGCTTTGCCACCTTATACGGCTAGAAATGTCCTTTGCAAAAGTGGTAAACTATTTTTAGTAAAAGCTACCTATGATGATATCCCGTATATTGCAGATAATTTGAGGGATGAAGACAAACTAGAACTAGAAATGTATGATGTTGCACCTTATGAAGCTATTTATGATAGCTTTATAGAATCAGAAAAAACATCATATACATTAATAGACTACAATAAACCTATTGCTATGATGGGGGTTTCTCCTATTAATGAAGATATAGGCAAAGTTTGGTTTCTTGCTACTAAAGAATTAAATAAACATTATTTATCATTTTTAAAAAAATGTCCTGAAGTTATTGATATTTTACAAGGAAATTTCAAAGTTATTTTTAATTTTGTTCCTGATACTCACAAAAAAACTATGCGTTGGTTAGCGTGGTGTGGGTTTGTTTTTGACATAGAAAGAAAGTATTTACACAATCAACATGAGTTTTTGCAGTTTTTTCGTTGCAATGTTGATGAAA